CTATCGGATATGTTCAGTCACAAAAATATGTTGATGCGGTAAATTCCTGTGTGACCAGGGCAAATAAAGCCGTGGCAAGGATCATTCCGGGACTGAATCACACCTCGATAATGGACTACGTTTTCAAGCCTGATAAAGAAGCTGAGGGCTATAAGTTCATCATGAGCTGCTTTACTCCGGAACAGAAAGAAGTGCCCGGCAAGATCATACTGATCAATGGCGAGATTCGCGCCGTTTTCGAAGATGGCTCAACTCGCGTAATCGAATCACACTGATGGACATCATTAAAGATTTACCTGCCGACATTATCCCCGCTGAACTCTGGAAGGCGTTCTCATTGATTCTGCTTGCGCTGGTCGCATGGGTAGGAAAGCGCAATCTCGACGAGATGAAGGAGAGCAATAAGGAATTCAAAGAGCAAATCCTGAAGCTAACGATTAACGACGCTGTTCAAGATGAGCGAATAGACGCGCTGGAGGAGTCAAGGATGATCGTAAAATACTCTCGTAAATAAAAATATTATGGATGATAACACAACGAAAGTAGTTATGGCCATTATAGCATTAGTATCCGCAGTGGTTACTCCGCTTGTTTTGGTAATAGTGACCAGAATGCAGAACAACAAGATTGACAAAAATCAAGTCGAGATAGTTGAAAAGGTGGATGTATACCACAAAGAAGTTAACGGCAATATGGCAAAGTTGCTAAAGACAACCGCTGATCTGGCCACCGCACAAGAGAAAGCCAGGGGTGAAGAGGGTAGACAAAAAGGAAGATGAGAAAGATTACATGGCTTTTTGTTGCTACCTTTATCGTCCTGTTTTGGTACATGGTACTTAGAATTGTAAATGTAATAGCGAATTAAAAATGTCCCTCCCTTTATACCTACTTGATCGGGTATACCTCCCTGATCGTACCCTTGGATCAATTTACAGCCCACAGGGCGGCATCATTTGCAAGACCTTAGAACTTCCATGGCTTGACAACAAAAGGTCTGTAAGCTGCATTCCTGAGGGCAAGTATCATGTCAATAAGATGCCACCGATCCTAAAGGATGATCCCAAAACCGAAAGGGACGAATCTGACGGAAGGAATCCGCGCCCTTACTGGCATTTCAGATTGCCAAAAGTTCCAGGCAGATCCGGAATACTGATCCACCGCGGCACTGATGTAAATCACAGTCAGGGTTGTATTTTGGTGGCGAGTCGCTTCAAGAACATTCAGACCGAAACACCATCACTTGAAGAATCAGGTGTAAAGCTGCAATGGATGGTGGATAATTTACCGAGTGAATTCTATCTGCTGATCGAAAAAAAATGATGTCAACGACACAGATGTCGGAGACATAGAAAAAGCCAGTGTTTGCGCACTGGCTTCTCTTCTTGAAATTTTATCTAAATAAAGTTTGACCTATCCGCAGGAGGCCTCAAAATATTCTTAACATAGCCTTTAGATTCCTTAACGGAACCAATAGACGGATAAGAGATTTTGAACCCGTTTTCAATCACCGGAGTTACGGCAGCCACATTTTCAATTGCTTGAATTTGCGTATTGTCGTTCTGGTGACTTACTACTGCGGCGTGATCTACTTTGTTTTCGATGGCCTTAGAAATGCCAACGGCTGCGCAGATTGCTATAGCAAATCCAATCAGCAAAAGTGAAACGCGCTTCATGTTTCGAAGATATGAAAAAAGCCGACGTTATTAAAACATCGGCTTCAATTTCCTTACCGGCTTCCCCGGCTTGAGCTACCTTCGCGAGCTTGGCGGTATACACCCGCAAATATAACTACATTCTTAGTTTTAATCAAAATGGAAAGACCCGCCACTCGTTTGCAGCGGGTCCATCACCGGAACCTCTCCAATTATGAAGAGCTTAAAGGTAATACATTTTCCGGATATGGCATCCAATGAGGTACAGTGGTGAGGTGCCATGCTTCGCACTTATCGCACAGATACGCCCGTCTCATGAGTTCCTTACCTTTCTTTTTGAGGTCTCGATTGATCAATTTACGGGCTGCGTGCGCCGCTTTCTCGGATGCATAAAGGATCTTGCCGCAGTAGTCGTGATTGTCTTTTGGAGCCATCGCAAAAGGCTCAGACTTAACAGGAAGACTGTCCAGGTATACAGCTAATTCGATCTCTATTTCTTCAATGCGCTTCCGGGCCTGCTCAATCTTTCGCTCCTGGCCTTTGATCATCTCCCGGAAGTGCTTCTCTTTGCCGGTTGGCTTCATTTCAATAAGGCTTTTTGCTCTTTGAAAATATCCGCAATCACCTGGTGCACGATCTTCTTATCGATCTTCTTATCCTGCCGGAACTGGCGTAGGGCTTGCTGGGTTGGATAGTTACGATCCGGGGCAACAATCGCATAGTAGCGACTGGCTACTATAGCGATCTTGAGGGCTTTGTGTATCATTTCAGCTCAACAGTCACTCCTGCTTTCAGGTCTGCTAAAATATCCCCAGCCTGAGCAAAGTCCAGACGTTTCATCAGCTGAGAATTGCTTTCTGAACAGATGAACGTGTCGAATGACCTCAATCTTTCAATAGCTGCATAGGGTGCCGGACTCGATACTTTCTGGAAGGATAACTCGTATGTTTTCATAATTTTGATCGTTTAATTATGACGTAAATATAGTACTAAAATACTATTCGTGTCAATACTTTAGTACTATTTATTTTACCTCCCAAACATCCGCAACATTCTCATACTCTACCACTCCGGTCACCGCATTTATTAAGTTATTACGCTCGGACAGCAGGCATTTATCCTGTCTCCATAATTTCACCGTATCACCAGTCTGCAATGTTTCGTAATGAGGTAGCCATTCACCGCTCTCCAGTGACATTCCTTTGATTATTCCACCCTTTGAAAGGGTTATGTAGTAGGTAAATGAAGTATGCTTTACGGCCTCTTGTATGCGCGTAGGCTCAGCCTTCCGGAGAACCAGAACGATCACCAGGAGGATAAGGAGAAGGCAGAGGATGATTGAAATAAGTGTTTTCATGGATTTGCATGGTGGAACCCGTATGACAATCCCAGCGGCGTAGCGCTTCTTAATTCCTTAGTTCGTTCAGAGCCACCGCCAAGGTTCGTGAATCCTGGAAACTCATGCTGAAGGGGCGGCAACGGCTTTTCAGGTATCAGATTGAAATTTCCGAACAACCAGGTCCATTTTCGATATTGAGAATTTTCAGGGATAGGATCATATCCGGCAAGCAGGTGCGGGTGAATGCGCTGCCTTATCTTTCCGATCCAAGGGTTGATTGTGTGAATATCTGTTCGTGGCTGTTCGATCATCCAAAACTGGAGTATGCCTAACCGGTCGAAATAGTCAATTATCTCCTTTGTTCTAGCGACCAGTTTTTGAGATTCATTGAAGATAGGGACGCGTTTTTCGGATTTTTTGTGCCGATTCCCGGAAAGCGCGTAAGCCGTACATGGGATCATCGCAATGATTCCTACCTGCGGCAGCGCGAACTTATACCGGTCTTCATGGATTATCTTCTGATATTCGAAATCCATTATGTCCGACCCGTGCTTCTTGTCAATCTGGATAACACGCCATCCGGCTTCTAGGTACGGTAAGGCCGAGTTACCGGTAAAATCAAAAAGGTCAATCAGTAATTTTTCCATCAAAACTTAATTAAAGCGTAACCTGCATGTATCCCGGGGCTCAACCGGTTCGAGAACGGATCGTAGTTCGCGCCCAGGCTGATCACAAACCGCTTATCACGGTGTTTCATAAGCACGCTGGTAAGGCTTGTTGCCCGGGCATTAGGGTTCGAAAGCCTGGCGGATCCGTAAAGCACTTCGTTTCCGAACACCCACTTTTTCTTTCCGGAGATCGCCATCACAATGCTGTCCTGGTAGAAGTATCGGTAACGCCCGGGAATAGCTGCTTTCAGGGATAGATAGCCGTCGTCGATGAATAGGCTGTCAGATAAAGCCTGAGGCATGCCAGGAACGCGCACCGTATCCCGAACGATAGTTACCACCCCTTCGCCCTTCGCTTCAATGGCGGCCTTTAAAATGGCATCCAATCGGCTGAGCTTTATTTTCATATCCCGGAGGTCTTTCGACAGATCAGCGTAGTGTTCTTTCAGGTCGGCTTTGCTGATCTGTGCTGCAGGCTTTTCGGCCACCACCTTCCCGGAATTGGCCTTGAAATAGCCTATTTGGGCTTCTTTTTCCTGCAGAACGGAGGTTGCGCTTTCAAGTTTGGAGCGGAGATTCCAGGCGTACAGAAATAGCAGCACCACGATCAGCAGCGCAAGGGGGAGAGCGTACTTTATTCCCATGGGTTCTCCCCTGCTACTTTGGTGAATGATTCTTTAAGCTCTTTGACAGCGTCAGGCAAAAGACTTTTCAGGGAATCAACGTGCATCTGAGGCAGTATATTCAATTTTAATGCATGGGCAAGATTATCAACTCTATCGATAGCTTGTCCTAATTTTTCAAGTTCTTCAGTCATATCTTCTCGTTTAAGGTTGCGGGTTAAGGTATTACGTTATATTTTGCTAAGACATCACGGCAGGCATCACCTTTTTCATGCAATTCCTTCCAAAGATCATTCTTTACATTGTCATCTCCTTCGGAATACTTATCGCGCATTCGGCCTTGTGCGTGAACCAGTTCCTTGGCGGCATTTTGTATTTCGGTAATAGAAGTGATGACACACTTCAAGGCAAGATGCAGATTTAGTATCTCGCTTTTATGGTTATTCGGTATCGGGTCTATTTCCATCTCTCTATTTGTTAGGTGTGTTTAAAAATGCTTCCCATGCGAAAGTATAAAAGCCTTCAGTTTGTCTTTTGCCTCTGACTCATTAGCGCCGTACTGAATAGCCCATAGATGATGCTTTACGCCGTGTTTCATTTCCCAATACATGGCAACAAATTCACCGCCGCTTTCCATGTTGGCGCCCATGTACTCCATGGTTCTGCCGTTCATCGTTGTGAACCGATTCGGAATAGTGCACGTGGTTTCGATCATTTCAATCAGTGTCATCCTTCCTTGTGTTTAGCTTCGAGTTCTGAACCGGTTAAAAACGGTTGTAATTTACATTTTGATTTCTGCCAGATGGTTGCAGCAAGAGGATGCAGGGGATGGCCTTTCGGCGTCTTACCGAAACACATCGCGTTAGGAAATTCTTTGATTAATTTTTTTGCCCTGTACTCTGCCTGCTTGAATGATCCCCAACAGAAAATAATATCCTGACCTTTCGTTATGTCTCGTATCCATCTGTCATTATCGCCTACGGGGTTCGGATGGCTTCGTAAGACTTCTGGTTTAGATGAAATGATGCCGTAAAGATTCATCATGTACAAGCCCCCGTAACCCATTGTATCAAGCAGTTTACAAGTGTTTGTTATTGTTGTATCATCGTCTTCTGCGTTAGCTGTGGACGGATTTAGGCCAATACATACTACTGGCTTTCTGGTTTCGTCCCATCCCCTAACCAGCAGGTACCGGTATTTTTTACATTCCGAAAACTCAGCATACTTTATCATTTCATTTCAGTTATAGTGGTCTTGTATTTTCTATTCGCATTCCGTTAGAGCCTGATACGCTTTCAGCATTTCAATTACATCACCGGAGATCATCGCTTCCTCTCCTCCTGAGATACGCCTTCGAAGCATAGCGGCACCAAATCCACCGGTCGGAATATCTTCATAAAGTTTCAAAAGCTCCCTGCACCGATTCATCTCTTCGATAAGTCCTTGGACTAAGTTCTTTGGTTGTGTTTCGGTATTCATCCTTTCAGCGTTCAGATTTTAAAATGGTAAATCACTATCTTGTGTAAACTCACTATCCCAATATTGCCGGATATGTAAGCGTGGTCGCTCAACTAACCATCCGTACCAGGTAGTCTTTCGTTTGAACCAGTTACGAATGCTTACTTTTTTCCAGTACCATTTTGTCTTAAATAGCGCATCGAAAATAGGCCGGTTGTAAAACCAGAACAGTATTAGCATTGCATAATCTCCGAACCAGTGATCTTTATGCTCAATGTATCCTTCGATAACCGGTGAGTCTGTAACCTTCCATCCAATTTCTTCTTGAGCGAAAGGATTATGGACGCATTCGTGGCGCTTCAATGGCTTGTGAAAAACAAAGTTACCGTATTGAATTCTATGAAGAGCAACCCATATCGGAAATTTATACCAACCTCCCCAGCAATGATAGCAGTCAGCGTAATCGTACACTTTCCCATTGTGTCCATACTTCGGGTGCCTGCCACTACCGCCACACGAATTACAACGCTTGCCTTTGATGTGCTGAACATCGTAACCGATCACGTGGCCATACTTTGAAAGGATTTTATCTTTGATGGCATAGAACGCATTACGGATTTCGTCCGCTTCATTTTTAATGTTCCGATTTGCCGCGTGAAGTAAAAATGGTTTCATATTTTCTCTGATTTGATTAGCCCATGCGCTCCACCCCTCAAACACACCAGCGCGTTTCTCTTCTCCTCTCTAAACTTCTTCACGGTTGCAATGTAAACTGCCTCTGCCTCTTCTTTCGTTGGATATTGAATGTACTTTTTTTTATCGTACTGTCCTCGGGTAAGGTAAACTACTTCGACGTAGTGGGTCATTTTGCAAACATGGTTAGTTGACTGATATGTTGCTGAAACCTTTTCTCTGATGCCTCGAAGTAATCCTTGTCAATTTCAAAGCCTGTAAAGTCAAAGCCCATATCGTGAGCGGCTATTCGAGAGCTGCCGGAGCCTAAAAAGGTATCCAGAATCTTATCGCCAGGCTTCGCGTAATTTTTCAGTTGCCAAGTATAAAGGCCTATTGGTTTTTCATGAGGATGTATCCCGGACCGGTCCTCGGAGGTGAAGCATCCATTCCATTGCAGCGTAACCTTTGAAAATGAAACATGCGTTTTGCTGGTCCATGCTAATTCGCCGGCTGAATTGAACGTTACAAAAGGGTCCCGAACTTTATCCCAAAATATTAAATTATTGGTAGGAGTTAGATAGTTCCAGTAGTAGTTACACCCCCAAATAATTTGATCTTTCGATACACGGAAAAGCTCGGTGAAATATTCCTGCGTTGGAATACGGTCATTTTTATAGGTTGACCTATGCTTATAGAACTTGCTATTCGGGTCTTTTGTCCATGATTGTCCTATGCCAAAGGGGGGATCAACAATCGCCAGATCAAAATACTTATCCGGGTACCGTGCCATTCCTACCATGCAATCCTCGTTGAAAACTTCTGTCATAATTTTATAAGGTCATTCTCATGTACATACCATTCCAGTTCACACTTAACCCATTCAGTTCTTTTTTTTATCATCACTCTTTTTTGTGTTGTGAACTGTTTGAATAAAATAAGATTGTATCCGTCATCAAGCGAGTGAATTATAGTACCTATTTGATTCTCTAACTTAAAACCGAACTCTTCCGGGTTTCTTGTTTTGGTGAATGTGTGGTTAACTCTTATGGTCATACTAAAAGGAAACAGAAAACAGAAAGCGAGACAAGACAGAGAGAAAAAACTTTAAAGAAAAAGAAAAGGAAAAAGTCCCCCTCAAAAAATCAAACTGATTCTGCTCTAAGCTAATAGAGCACTGGACTCGATCCAACCAGGAAGGCCTGGAAGTGTAGCTCGGACTGCGATGCCATGACTTTCCATTCATGACATATCTCACGGATCAAACATAAAAAAGGCTTAAACGCACGAAACCCATCGAGTTCATGCGTAGCCGGCAATCACCCGATGGGTTTCTAATATCATACTTCAGACTGTAAAAATACAGTGGCTACCTGAATTATGCAACAAATCTATTTTTACTGATTTACTCCACCAAACATTTCGCGATAATTATTTTCAACAATTGAAGTCTTCACAAAAAAGACCCTTCATTCTTTTCTTCTTCCTCCTGGCGTAATCAGCCTTGTTCCTACACCGAGTACATTCATCCCTGACAGCAAAGTAGAACTTAATCCTGTAGGTCTTGAAATGCTTTAATGGGAGCCAATTCTGGCACGTAGGACAGAACTTATTATCATCATGGCCCTGTAGTAACAGCCTGTTATAATACAGCCCCATCTCGCACAGATGCACGATCCTATCCCGGTCTGTCTCCCGGCGGATCTCCGACTTTAGGCCGGTGAGGATGTAGTGGAGCTTGGAGGGGGTCAATTATCTTTCGGGTTAGGGTAGTCCATGCCGAACATGTCGTTGAGTTTATCCAGGGTGCCAGGGTCTGCAATCTGCTGCATGCGGATTTTATGAAGCTCAGTGCGCATTGTCTCGACTTCTTTTATCGCAGTCCAATTTACCTTTTCGGCGGCCTTCCATGCCTGCTCATAATGGTTTACATGCTGGACCAACAATTTGATCGAGTATATTAAAGGGTACTGCTTGAAGTGGTCAGGAACTAGCCGATAGTACCACCAAAATAGAAGTCTGTGTATTTTTAGTTTCATCGGCGCAATCTGTAAGGCTCTGTACACTGATTCATTTCATCCCGGCACCGATCTACAAGTGAAAGGAGTCTTCCCAGGTAGGCTCTGGATGGCGTTTACGGGCCTCTCCTATTCTGGCTTGCTGTTCTGCGCTTTGATCACTTGTATCGACCTTGTGGAGCTTTATCCGGATGCTCATTTCGTTCAATTCGCCGCACAGATCATCATGAATGTGGCGTTGCGGTTCTTGCTGTATTCTGCTCATAAGTCTTTAAAATGTCGTTCGTAGCCTGTAATCTCAGCATTCAGATAGTTGAATATGTACTCGCCATACTCTTTAAGCTGCGCATCGTATTCAAGCTCTGGGATCTCGCGTTTAATCTTTTCTTTCAGTGCTTTTAATTTCAGCACCTTGTCCAGCGTAATAGTGGCCATATCGTATGCTTCGCGTGTCATATTGCTTCAAGTATTTCTATAAGTTCGTCTTTGCTGCCTGACCAGATCGGCCAGCCGTTCTTCCAGATGTAGCACAGATCCAGCTTCGGTATCACCTGGATGGAGATCTCTTTGAACTGGAAGAGGATGGTCACGGAAAGTAGTAGTTAGCCGCCCGGATGATCAGGTAACAGATTGCGATACACAAGATAAAAAGGCCACATCCAGCACCTTCCTGTAAATCTTCGTTTTTACCCATGCTTCCGGTGGTAATCGGTGGTTGAATTACGTGCTGCTTTATCTGCCTGGAAGTCTTCGCGCTGCTTTTCGCGTATCTTCGCAACTTTGCCGATGGCTTCTAAAGGATTTCCAAAGGCTACGATACCGTTGTCAAATCCGTAACCGCCAGCCACAGCGCCTTTGCGATTGACTCTCTTTTTCTTAGGCTTGCTCATATTCCTGTAGTTTCATTCTAGCGTGTTCAACGTAGTACCGGGTTAGTATTTCGCCTTTCTTTAGAAGATAGCTCCAGGCCCATTCCTTTGCCTCATTCAGGGTAAAGAAAATGTGTCCTGACTCCAGGCTAAAACCTGTAGACACTTCAGAAATTATCCATCCTCCTTGGCTCTGAGTGACCTCATGCGCTGCCCACTGGTAGCCGTACAGATCGAATAGGAACGTTCCGGTGACCTCAGTGCGTTCGGTTACAGACTCGCTGTAGCCCTGGGTGATTTTGTAGGTGAGTTGCTTCATGGTTTACATTCAATTTTAGCTTTACGATGATATCCAGATTTTTCGAAGTCAGCAATCCAGGTCAAGCGTTTCTTAGAAAGGCCAGCTCCGTAAGGCTGCATTCTAAAATGACCACGCACCTTAAAAGCGCCAGATGACACAAGGTTCGTGTACCAAGTAGAGTCGATTACGGTTATGTCGCTGCGCGTCTTATTGTTGTAGATGGCATTTACCATCCGCTCGTCCCATATCTGGGTGTTAGGCTTCATGACCTTAGTCTCAACCTCCGCAAAATTAATGAACAATTCTGCCGACAGGATAGCAGACAGCGCTACACTGAGCATGTTGTCGTGCTTCTCGATGGATACTAATGGAGGCACATCCGTGTACGAACGAAAGGTCAAGTCCTCAGTGTCAAGGCGATCCACCCAGATATTAAATAGCATTCCGAAATTCTTATCCTTTCCAAAAACGAAGTGGATCTGACCCATGATGTTGATCCGATCCTCTTCAGCTAAAAGAACGTATTGCAATGTATGCGGATTACCAGCTTTAGAATGGTAAATCAGCGCCCGACAAGAGTCATGAAGTTCTTTACGATGAGGAACCAACTTATTATAAGAGGTCAGCATCGGATCAATGATCGGCTTAGCTAGGTATGTAACGACATTCTTGGAAATTTCAAGGACGCTCTTTATCTTCTGCATTGTGTAATCATTCAGAAGGTGTTTGTATTTCTGTGTGACTATCTCGTCATCAAAGAGTGCCGGAAATTTGTCTCGATCAATCTTCATAAACTCAGTTTTAAAACTATCCAAGAACTATAATTAAAATCGTAATGACCGCCACTGTCGCAATTCCGGTTGCCAGTGAAATACTCACTGAGTCAATGAATCTCTGAAAGGTAAAGTCGTGATTGTAGCGCCACCAGAATCTCTCTACCGGGCCGTATTTCAGTTTACGAACGCGCCTGGTGTGATAATTTCTAACTGGGGAGTAAGTCAGTCCGAACTCTGCGGCTGTCTCTTCAGGGGTTTTGATGGGATTGGTCATGGTAATTTGTTTAGAAATTCTCGACATAGTTTAACGCGTTCGTAGACTTCTCCCATATCAATCTTTGGGACGTCGAATTCAATGTAACGCTCTGCCAATGGGATGTCATCGAAGATACAATTTTTATCAATTTCTACGCAAGCCTGTTGGTACAGTTCACTTGCATCCGGATCAATGATTCCCATCTTATAACGCAGTTTGCTTTTCTCCTGCTCTATCAAAACATCAGGAGTGTTTTCAAGGACATATACCAAGCTTCCGGTGGGTTTTTTTAGCAATTCCATGTAGCCGTTCACTTGGAATTTATATCCCTTGTTAATCGGCTTGTGTATGTTCTCAAAGAATGTCCAGATTGACCAGGAAGATTTTATGTCCTTCACCGAAGTATCTGTGATGATGTCAGGAGTTCCGATTATGAATTCGTTCTCAAAAACTTCCCTATTCTTTTTGTAGAAGACTTTAGTACACCGAGAATAAAGCGTTATTGAACTCTCCTCAACCATGTTCCCCTTCTCAACGTATTTGTTCGTCATCTCCTGGTGACGGCCATACTTCGCCTCTATGTAGCATTCAAGAAGGTGAGCCTTACACGTTTCTCCCAGCGGATCTTTAGTCCTGCTATCGGTCATGATCGCGCCAAGCGACGAACAATGGAACCGGTAATTTGTAAAATCTACTTTCATTGCTTTGCCTTTAGTTCGTCCATTTTAACGGTGAATAAATCGAGTTGATCGTCCTTTACATGAGGACCAACCGCTTCCAGTTCCGCGACTGTCTTAGCGTCCTGGATCATAAGGACAATACGCTCAGCCTCTTTGTCGATTGCCTCCGGAGTGTTATCTACGTAGCTCACATCTTGCGTGTCCACATCCTTAATAACCGCCTGATCAAAAGTAATAGCCTTCTGCATGTCAACAGAAAGAGGCGCATACTTCGATAGGTTCAGTTTGATCACAGTCTTTAAGGCCATAGCGTCGAAATCGTCTACCCAACGGCCCTTACCTTTCTTGAAAGTCTGGCTGTACTTTATGCCGTGCTCGTTCAGTTTTTTAACACTCATGTACCACATTTTTTCAAAGCCGTTGATCAGCTTGAAGTAGGAAACGAAGCCGATCACTTTCTTGGTAAGTCGAACTTCTTCATCCTGTATCCAGGTGAATTCTATTTCACCGGTTAATTTATCCTCCTTTTTTATTTCGCCTTCCCGAACATCGACGGCGTTCAAGGTCTTAAACTGACCGGTACGCTGGGCAAGCTGAATGAAGCCTTTGTAGCCCATTTGGAACTGAGCAACTTGCCGGGTGCGCCATTGATCGCCCTCCTTGAAAGACTCATTGTACGGCACTATGTAAGCGAACCCGAGGTTATTATTCAATGGAAGATCCAGTGTTGCCGCCACTGCCGCCGAATGATACACGCTGTGCGGGTCAGCGTTTTGCAAAAGCCTGTTCGACGCAACGATCTGTAAAACCGATGTGATAAAAGAAGGCGCTCTTTTGCCTAGCATTTCCTGAAACTTATTCCGGACTTCATCGCGCCCGAATAAATTCTTAATTGTTAAAGCCTGTGTCTGTTCGCTCATAATTTTAGTTTTAAAAAAGGGGAGGATGATACCAGAGCCTCCCCCGGATGGGCTCGATTATTCTTTCCAACCGCCGTAGCCGTAGCCGTCGCCGTCGCCGTAGCCGTCGCCGTAGCCGTAGCCGTCGCCGTAGCCGTCGCCGTAGCCGTAGCCGTTGCCGTCGCCGTAGCCGTCGCCGTAGCCGTAGCCGTCGCCGTAGCCGTCGCCGTAGCCGTCGCCGTAGCCGTAGCCGTCGCCGTTGCCGTAGCCGTCGCCGTAGCCGTAGCCGTAGCCGTCGCCGTAGCCGTTGCCGTCGCCGTCGCCGTCAAGGCCCAAATATTTTAGCTGGGCTCCGGCCTCGATTGCATCAGCAATCGATACGGCTGTTTGGCCATAAAAATTGTCAATGTAAAACTCCTTCACACCTTCAACGCAGGCACCGTTATGGCATACCTCATTGAAAGTGATCAGGCGGTTTTCCATACTTCGGCGGCTTTATCGGTTACACTGAATATGGCGGTAACATCGTGCATAATGTCTACATCAGCAGTAGCGCCGATTCGTGATCCGCTGTTCGGGCCTACCTCAGCGAGTTCCATCACACCCCTTTTAGTGTTGAAATAAATTGCCATGCGGCAATTTTTAAGATCGATCAGATGGCGCGGTGCCTTCGGATCTTGAGCTGCCGTTGTTTTATAATCCATGAGTTGCTCTTCTTCAATTTGCGCGAAGAAGACGCCGCGATGCTGGGTAGTAATCAGAATGTTTTTCATTGGTATATTTTAGGGTTAAAAATTATTTCGTTTGTTCGTTAATTTCCTTCGCTGTTTTATCTGCCCAGGCTTCGGAGTCTCTAGTCTGACGTTCCAATTTATCAGCTTCATGAATCGCCTCTATTTTGAATTCCAACTCACTACGAAGGCGGTCGAGGCCGCTCAGATCGAGCCGGTCATATCGGAAGTATTTCAGTCTGTCTCTGAGTTCCAATAGCTCGAAGTACTCCACATCGCCAAATTTTATAGTCATAATACTTTAAATTCAGTGTCCGAGGTAAAAATTAAATTGGTTCCAGAGAATCGCTCGTCAACGTGGGCGAGTTCAAGCTGATAAGCGAGTTCTAGTTTAACCCCGTCTGTTTCTTTGTCGAATAGTACGGGATGGAATTCGCCTTTAGCAAAGTAAAGG